CCACTTCAGCATTTCAGGAACTACCACAATACGCCATTGGTCAATAGCACCAACTTCACCCGTAACCGTAGCACCGCCCGCAGCGTATTTTTGGATCTCAATGAATGCCGGGTTGTTATGCAGATCCTTCATTGCTTTCAGGGTAGGCAACAATTCAGAACCAATATACATAATCCGAGCAGCAGGTAACACACGAGTATCAACCATGCGCGTACCAGTGATCACCTTGATCGACTTGGGAGTACGGTTGTTATCCAGATCAATGGACAGACGCATCAAGTCACCATAAGACACCACATCAGCAGCACCAATTTCGCTATTTTGAGTAGCGTCACCAGCGTACTTGATAACACCTGCAGAGTTCAACAAATCGATCTGGATGGCATCTTCAGTCATCTCATTAGCACCATTCAACATTTCACGGTTGATGTGCTCTTGTAACTGGTCATCAGAGTCAAAGTCCAAAGACTCTTGGGTGTACTCATCAAAGAAACCAAACTTCTCAAAAGTACCTTCAAGTTCTTTACGCTTGAAACCAACACGATTCACCCTACCACCTGTTTCAGACAGAGCAGGAAGCTTACCGCTGATCACACCAATGTCTTTACTGGAACCGTACAAGTTACCAGAGTTCTGAGCAACCTTACCACCCAAACCAGCAGCCGTAACAGCAGCAGCTTCAGTAGCGTAAGCCGAACCCACCACAACACTCAGTGCATTCCAGGCAGTCCACTTAGTCGAATCAATGGCGACACCAGCAGCGTCGATACCTTGATCATTCAAATTTTGCACGTCCAACAGGGGGATGTAATGAAAACGCTTGATCTTCTTACCCATGTTCTTAGGCATAGAGGTTACATCAGCCAACTGGCTGAAGTATTGTTCTTTGCGAATTTCAATCAGAGCTTTCTTCTGATAGAAGTCGGTGATCGTCTGACTACCAATGCTGGCGGGAGTACCACCCAGCGGGTTGTTATATTGCATACCCATGATTTAATCCTTTACAGAAACTGTTTATTAACGTGTTTGCTGAACTCTTCATCTGACATAGCTAAAGGATTGAAATCCTTGGATGGCATTGAAGCAACAGCAGGTTTGGTTGAGCTAGCAGCTCGCTTTTTATCTCTTAGCTTATCTTCATCAACCTTGCTAGGTCTTGGTGCTGCAATAACTTGCTTTTGTGGATTTTGAGAACTCAAATGATTGAATCCACCACGGGCTTGTACTGCATCACCCACTTTCTTGTAGGCATCAATATCAGATAAACCATTCAAGCGTCCAAACATACGCTCCTTATCAACCTCCTGACTGATCACATCGTAGATACCACTTTGCATGTGGTCATTGATGACTTTCAACAGTTGAGGTGTAGAAGCAATTATTTGTTTACTAGGACCATCCCACTTAGTGCTAACAAGATCGAGAGTTCGGTTATACGTAGATGTTCCTTGAATTTCATCAAGCACTACATCCAATTCCATCTCACGTTCATCAACAGTGTAAGTATTGGGCTTGTACCCACTCGCTTTATCAGCATCAAGATCCATAGGGTCTAGTCCGCTGTCTTTAACCAGTTTACTAATTGCTTCTGGATTCTTCTTTTCCAGATCAATCAGATAACCGATCTTTTCTTCGCTCATCAAACCATTGTTTTCCAATAGTTTCATAAGCTTAAAATTAGGCTTTAAAGCAGCCATCTTCTTGCTGTAATTTGCTCCCATTTGCATGAGAGAAATAGCATCATCTACTGTATCAACAGTAATCTTTTTACCATTGGCATTAAAAGGCGTAAACAACTTTGTGTACGCTGCCTTGTAATCAATCTCTTCTGTTTTTACTGGTTCAACTTTTTGAACTTCAGTATCTTTAACTACATTTTCTTTAACTTTATCAGTTTGTAGTTTATCTCTAGGGGATTCTACAACGTCTTTTACATCATTAGTAGAAGTTTCTGTAATTTCTTCCTCTTTTGAAGATTCTTTTACTTCAGTAACAGCTTCATCTTCATTAGTTTCCTCTACTAGATCACTAGTATCTTCTACTGGTGCTGATTCAGTAGTAGTAGTAAGTGTCGAAGGATCAAGATTACTTATATCTTCATCCAACATACTCAGAATTGATTCAGTAGTAGCCATTAATTACCCCCTTCATTCAATAATTCATCCAAGGTTTCTTCATCTGAAGCAATAGCCTTTGAAGCCATAGCTGCAAGATGCAACTTAGTCTGAAAGAATTGGTTTAATGCACCAATAGCATCCATTTGCTTCACAATAGACTCTTGTCGTTCAGCAGTCTGCATTACAGGGTCTGCTTTAAGATGTACTAATCGCACTGCTTCCTCTTCAAAGTAGCCTTCAACGATTACTTTCTTGAAATCCCGGTTAGTACGCAGACGTTCAACAGCAGTACCAAACTCTACATGCACAGTTGCCTGTTTAATGTTGTCTTCTACCTGCTTAAGCGCACTTACGTTGTCACTAGTTGAATTTACCATTGCTTTACTAAGTTAATAGAGTTATTAAAGTACGTACTATACTACTTTTTCTTACTAGCGATGTATTCTTTTAATAAATCAACTTTTTGAGTTTCTCTTTCAAATTCATGGTCCATTGCCTTTAATTGCATATTACTACGCGCTTGTTCACCATGTAATTGTAAATCTCGTTCTTGTTTCACACCTTGTTCCTGTTCAACAAAGTCTAAGTTCTTCAAGTCAGTATCACTCTTTAATTGTCCTGCTTTAGCTTGTTCTGTACCAACTTTAGCTCCACCTAACTGTGCTTGTGCCATATCACGCTGTGCTCTTGCATTTTCAGCATTAATTTGCGCTTCCATCAGGGCTAACTCCAACTCTGCTTTCTTTTGTTGCATAGGATCAGGTTGAGGTTTATAAGTTTCAATCTTTTTCGCTAAATCAGGCATCTTACGTAACTTAGCAATATCACTAAGAATCATCTTGGATAAATCAGGGTCCATGTTATTACCCATCGTCTGTAACATGAATGCTAATTCTTGTGCCTTGTTGTTATTCTCTTCTGCTGTAGAGATAGATAACTTTAAATCAAAGTTACCTGTTAAATCTTCACGGTGTACGGTCACAAACTGTTCATTAGTAACCCGAACAATTTCCTTTTCAGATAAAAACTCAGCATTCATGCTGATAATCTTACGACCTAGCTTGACGATGCCAGCACTTAATCTACGCAAGATGCCTAGCTCACGTTTGGATGATGCATCCAATGCGCCTCTTACACTAGCAGCTACATCACCTAAGCTATTACCTGAAATACCTTGACTAAATGACTTGACCCCAGTCAACGATTCAGCTTCCATGTTCTGTAATTGCAGCATGAATTGTGCAGACTGTGGAATTTCAGGGAACACATGCATATAAATGCCTTGTCGTGGATCAACAGTGGCATTGAACTCATAGTCTTGTCCCTTATCGAACTTACGTCGATTCGTAATGTCCAGTACATCTTTGCGAATGCCTGTCTGACCGTTGGCAGACTTGCCCATTACATCAATCATGCCCCTGGTGACTGCACCAATGATGCGTTGGTTGTCTTCCAGTAATGCACCATCAGGTTCACCATAGACACTTCTACGCACTGGTAAATACTGAACCACTACGATAGGTAATCCTTTATCAGGAAAAGGATTTTCTTCCATACGAATCAATACATTACCCACCCAGGCAGCAACAATAGGTTTTACCGAACCAGTACCATCAATGTCCCAGTATCCCCAGTATTCATGCACTACAACCTTCTTACGTGGCTTGTCACTAAAGTTAAAGTTGCCTGCGTCTTCTGAGGTAGCGTGGTCAGGATCACCTAGTATTGAGCTATTTGATGTATTAATGTTCTTTAGATTCTTATACTTACCATCTTTTTCCAAGGATGCTAGTGAAGCTTCAAAACTAAATACTACAAAGCTTATTTTTTCTACATCACCAAAACAAGTGGGGTCAATCGTTACATTTCTATAGTCACAAATCTCAATAGTAGGGCAGTTCTTTACTGTCCGTTTTCTAGTTTCTTTCTTGTATCCAGTCACCCTAGCTTCAATGGGTTGTCCTTGTTCCATTGACATTTGATGTGCTTGCTTTAATTCTTCAGGAACGTCTGTGTCATATACGCTAGGGGACTCTTGTTTCATCTTCTCCAGTTGTTCAATCATTGGAGCAACTTCAGGATTGACCATGAACTCAACAACAGGAAAGTCACTGGTGTAGTCTTCTTCTTCAAAGGCCCAACCCAGGCGACAAATCACCGTACCTTCATCTACGGCTGCACGAACGTATTCATCTACAAAACGTGTCTTATCAATCTGGTTATTGAACTGATGATTCAACATCAATTGGTTTTGTTGGGCTGCTTCCCTGTCTTCCCAACTTACAGGACGTACATTGAACACATCATCAGTGCTAAGGAAAGGCTCACTCAGTGCTGCATAGCGCCATTCAGCTTGCTTTCGGATGAGCTTAGGAACAATCCTAGAGTTTCCTTTGGGTGTATCAACTTTAGCTTTACCAGTCACATTCAAGTTATCTAACCAAGTCGTGATCCTGCCTTCTTGCGCATCATGGGATGGCTTGGCATCTTGCATATCCTGTTTTAAATCACGGATAGTTGGTGCATTCTTCCAATTAGTAAGTGGAGTTTCCCCTACATCCGAGATTAAAGCTTGGTCTAACATATTTTGTGTCTTTCTAAGTATCTACAATAGTTATCAACAACCCATTAACAACAAAGGATCGCTAATGCGTATTCAATCATTACATATTGCCCATATTATGCCAACAAAGGGTACTGAACAGTCAGGTGCTTTCGACATTTACATGCCAGAAGCAGGTAATGTTCAGGGATTAAACCCTACTACGGTATCTCTAGGCTTTGCTGCAGGGGTTCCAGTTGGAAACGTAGCTTTATTGCTACCTAGATCAGGAGTTGGTTCTAAAAGAGGGTTAGAACTTAATAATACCTGTGGAGTAATCGACTCTGACTATAGAGGCGAGTGGAAAGCAGCACTTAAAACCAAAGATGGTTCACCATATCACTGGGAAGCAGGTGATAGGGTACTACAGTTTCTTATTATTCCAATTACTCAGGTAATTCTGGAATCTGTTGACTCTCTTGAAGAAACAGCAAGAGGTCAAGGTGGGTTTGGTTCTTCAGGCAAATAAAGTTACACATTAGCCAATAATACACTTTACTATGACTTTTCTAGTTAATCTATGTAGTAAAGTCGAGATAAGTCAAATTTGTTTATGTTTTAACTTTACCTGAGAACACTATATGGCAAAACGCTTTGAACGCATGAAAAAGTCAACCAAGATCACCTATGGCATTAATTCTTTAGCGAGTGATACCATTAATGATCCAAGGTTAATTACTAGGCGTAAAAAAACGGAGCCATTGCAAGCACAAACTGAAGCCCAAGGACACTACATCTGTGCCCTGAATGAAGCACAACTCATTTTTGCTATTGGACCAGCAGGCACAGGTAAGACCTATGTTGCTTCTGCTTTTGCTGCGGACTTACTTCAATCTAAAGTTATTGAAAAAATCATCATTACTCGTCCTAATGTAGAAGTTGGTACTGGTTTTGGTTTCTTACCTGGTGAACTAGAAGACAAGTATGCACCTTACCTGGCCCCATTCAAGGAAATTATGATTGAACGTATGGGACTATCTCAGTATGAATATGCTATTAAGGTAGGGAGTATCAATCCACAGCCACTAGCCTTTCTACGTGGTGCTACTTTCAATGATGCTTTTGTGATTTTGGATGAAGCACAGAACTGTACTCCAGCAGAAATGAAAATGTTCTTAACCCGTATTGGTAAGAACTGTACGGTAGTCGTAGATGGTGATCCAGAGCAGTGTGACCTTCATGGTCCAAGTGGTCTAGATGATGCTGTAGAGCGCCTTGAAAGCATCCCCGGTATCTCTGTTGTAGAGTTCACCGAGGATGACATTGTGAGGTCTGGGCTAATCAAGGATATCTTGATTGCCTATAGACATTAAGGACCAGCACTAAACCATTGGTCATGGGCTGCACGTGAAGCTGTTGCCCAACCCAACTCACGGCAGGTAAACATTAAGGCTAAAGATAAAGTACTGACTGCCTCTTGAACATCAGATTCACTGATCTGTTCAATAGATGAAGCTAAAGCTGCATCTTTAGCTTCATCTTCAATATCTTCATCAGTCTCAAATGGTTCTAATCCTTCTGCCCAATCAGGTCCGAAGAGTTTAATTAGCAAATCATTTACATCAGCATCAACCGTGTTTTCAATCAGACTCATGTAAATATGGTTTAAAGAGTCTCTAGATAAACCAGTAGCCTCATTAGAAGTTTGCGCTTTAATAAGTTTTGCAACTTTGTCCAGCAAAAGTTCAAGCTTAGTAGGTGTGATTGTTTCGGTCATTAACATTTCCTTGTAAAAAATAAATCTAGTATCTAGACTTATCTATTATCACACCTAACTGCTAGTATGTAGTTACTTCTATTTCTTCCACTGCATAAGGGGTTTCATTAGTCCACCATTGCTTTCCCCACATATTTTCAGCGTAGGCTTCAGCTTCTTGCTTAGTGTCAAATACAGACGACACTACAACATCTTCATCTACATCAATCACTTGAAACTTAAGCACAGCATTCCTTTGTTGTTTAACGGGGGTGTAGTGTACGTTACACCCAACCGTTAGCACGTAGCCGGTTGTTCTGTTTACCTTGATCTACACGAATGTTCTGGATCTCCAGATCCTGACAAGCTTTCTCATACTTGGCATAGTAGCTATTACCTGCATGAAATTCATTGGTCATACCAATAGGGTTGTTTATACGACTAGCTACATACAATAATAAAGGTTCTAGGTGACTACTAGGAAGTTCAATTTCAATATCCTTTGGCTTGAATCCGGTATCCTTATAAATAATCTTCGGATGTGCAGCACGATACACAATAGTTATGTTGTCTGTAATGAAGTCTTTATGTACATCTACTGATGTATTTACTACAGCATAAGGAACACGAAGTGTAGTCATACTAGGTGTAAAGCAAGAGTATTCTGAAGACTCATCATTCAAGGGAAACTCAACACCTGCACTGGTGTACACCCTTTCAATTTTATGAATATCATCAATAAATTCAGGTGAATCTGTATTTTCAATAAATAGAGTATCTTCCTCTGAGTTAAGAAGGTAAGTTACTTTACCTTTCTGTAAGCGTATTTCTACTCTACTTTCCTTTAAAGGAAAACGCTTATATAAAGCAGATAAACCAAGATTGATATGTGCCACCATTTGCCCGTATTTAGAAGGTAAGATGCTATCACCCGTTTCATTAATAACACCTAGTTGTACCAACTCACCATAAGCCAGTTGACTAAACACTTCAGATAATCTCATAGTAATCCTTAAACAATGTATGACCCCATGCGATCTATGGGGTCAGTATCCATATCAATATCCCACATACCGTGAGAATCAGGTGATTCTTTCATGGGTGCTTCTTCGCTTGGCTTCCAGGTAATCAAAGAACCCAACATGGATATGGTATCAATAAAATCATCATGTTTACTTCTGAAACCAGAAGCAGAAGCAAGACTTAATTCATTGACACATTCTTGCATTGGACCTTCTGGTTTTCTCTCGATAGGAAAAAACATTTTCCTAGCTTTAAACAAAGGAACCACAGTATTGAACCGTACCATTTTATTAGTATTAGGTCTAATCCCTGGCTTGGTGTCATTACCCTCTGAAGCCAAGGGGAAATAAATATTCCTTGTCATCATTTCACTATGTATCCATTGAATGAATCCACCTTGTTGTCCAGTAACCTCAATACCCACGCTTTGTGGTTTATACATCTGAGCCAACCTAAACAGGTCATTGATGTTGGCATCCATCAATTGACGCTTGCACACACCATCTACCCACAGCCAGTCACCTACGTTGTTGTAGGCCCAGACACTGATTACACTGAAATCAGCACTTTGCTTAACAGATGTAGCGAAGTCAGTAGTAATGTAGAAGTTGAACCGTCCCTTGTTCTTTACTACGTTGTCCAGCTTGTACCAACCGATGTCGCTATCCTGAATCATGCGATCTTCATCGCTCATAATCCTAAGCATCAACTCTTGGTTGAATGTCTCGATCTTTCCTGACAACACTGCCTTGTCGTACTTACCCTTGACATACTCATAAGTAAAGCGGTCTTCCCAGCTACCTTTGAAATCTTCCTTGGTACATGGGAATTGCTCACACACGGGGAACACATTGACACCCCATGCACCACTTTCCACTGCTTTATACAAAGGATCCTTGGCATTGAAGGGTGTGCCACTCCAGATGATCAGGTTCTTAGTTGGGTGTAAGGCATAGTCCACTGCCTTGTACACAGTGTCCTCTACAGCACTGATCACAGTAGCAGATCGTGCATCCTCGTCGCTGATCAAGTCATCCAGTACTGCTAGCTGTGGCCTAGTACCCAACTCCTTAGCACCCCGTACACCAGTCTTAGCACCATACCCTTTCACAATGAACAGCTTACCATCAGCATTCTTGAACTCCCACCTGATATCTGTGAACCTGGTTTCGGGCACATACATCTTCAAGAAGTCAGAATTTTCCCAGCGATACTCTAGGTTCTTCCTCATGTTCTTGACACCATTCTCAATGGAATCACTGACATACAAAGCCAGATCTACCTTACCGAAGCCAGGAACCTCACCATAGGTAGCGATGTACAAGAACAAGTACTCACCCATCAGGGTAGTCTTTGCAATGCCTCGGTGACACAGGTTAACCACCCTTTCACCACGCTTAGTCAGTGTATCCAGCATCTTGTAATGAACCACTGGTGTCTTATGTTCTTCACCCTGGTTTCCATTCACCAACTTAATGAAGGTAACAAACTCTAGTGCAAAGTCACTGGGAACGTAATGGAAATCCACAGAGTAATTGATATTGTTTAAGTAGTCCTCGACTTTAGGAGGTAATGCTTCCATTAGAGTACCTCAATCATAGGTACATCAATAGTAAATTTACTATGAGCTACATCCTGTGCAGTCATAGCACCAGCTTCCATCATTAGCCTTTGTTGCCTACTCAACTCAAGAGTAGTAGCCCTTAACGCGGCGATAGTAGAATCTTCTTTAATACCAATCTCTAACTCTACCTTCTGAGTCTCTGGCATCTTCAAGTGGGTTAACAAGCTATTAGCTGCATCACAGCGCACCTTATCACTATGACTAGAAACCATGAGTTCAGCCTGCACATTAAGAGCCTTCTGATACAGGTCTTGGTTAAGAACATACGAGGGAATCAGCGTTTGTTCAAAGATTAAATTTACTAGCTTGGATTTATTGTAAGCAGTGACATAGCTAGCAATGTCTTTAGCTACAACCCCTTGAGCCACGAATCTAGTGTACTTATAAGGGAATGTCTTAGTGTATGCCTCGATGTTAGTAGCACCCATGAGTTTATGGCTTACATATTTGACAGCATCCACATAGCTATCAATCTTGAAGCGGCCATCCATCATTACCCTGGTATAGCTTAGTAGGTTGTCCCTATAAGACTCATACATCTCAGGATCACTAAGAGTAGTATTAATCTGATCAATTAACTCTTGGTTAATGGATTTCTTTACCTTATCAGGCAAGCATTGCTTGAATTGTTCAACAGTAAGTGCGTTCATTCAGATACCTGATCATAGGTAGCTGTAAAAATAGCAGGCTTACATGGATAAAGTTCACCAGTCACACCTTTAATAATCCAATCACCCTCACTACCACACATCACACCCTCAAGCGTATGGATGTTCACAGATAGAACATCACGGGTGAACTTACCGAAGCCATGAAGAGTAACCACATTGGATTGAATAGCCTCGGCCCACCAAGAGGGTGAACAGATATCCATACCTTTAAGCAATTGAATTGCTTCAATGACAACGGGTTTCTTTTTAAAGTAAGCCATAGTAAATCCTTAGTTAGAGTATCGGGTGAGTATAGTAGGATTTTGATAAATTGTAATAATTTTGGGATTACTAATGAAGTTTACGGAATAGTAAAGACCATTCGCATTTTTTTAGAAAAAATAATTTGGGTACTACTTAGTAAAAAGATGATCAGCATTTTGGGAATTTTTTAAATTTGGGTACCAACCTAGTACTTACAACTGGGACTTCCAACTACAGAACACCCCCCGCCTAGCTTACTTATGTTGTTTTTCAAGCTATACCTACCCCACTTAATACAACACTGCGTGTGTGTGATGGATGGTTGTGCATGGTGCATGACCACTACTTGTTAATAAATAGGAGTTTGATATGTTTAAAGCATTGGCTATGGGTTGGACTGGTTTAGCTGTGTTCTTTGCTGCCTTTGAGCAGTTCGCTAAGATGTTGCTGTCTATCTTTACCGCTGGCGCGGAAATGGCTGGTCAGTTTGAAGACGAACAGCGTATTGAACGCATTAACAAACGTAAAGCTATGGAGGCATTGGAAGCAGCCAGTGTTACGGCTACTGCAGCACCAGCATCTGTAGCTAAGGTCACATCATGAGTGATTCGCACTGGGATCTGTGGATATGTCTGATTGCAACAGGGGTTATTCCAGCAGTGCTCATGTACTGTGCAATGGGGTAAGCTGAGGTTAGTTGACTTGGATAACCTACGGGTTATCTAAGTTTTTTTAACTTCCAATACACAAATACCAACAACCAATACACAAACATCCAATACACAAGAGGGACAGACAGTATTAGATAGGAGGGAGAAGTTTATTGTAAGAGCATTCCTACACATGAATCTTACTTCACAGTAGGATAGTAGGATATTAGGAAACCACTACATCTAGTGTCTATAGGTCAATTACACACTAGGGATAGT